GAGAATCCAAACCAATGGTTCGGTGCAGCATTCTCTTTCACTGGTCAGCAGAATGGTCTCAACACTAGGGACTATGTGATTGAACCCAAGGCAGAACACCTCTTACTATTCCCTGGTTCACTGGAGCACTACACTGTGCCAGTTGACAGACCGCACACTCGCATCTCCCTTGCTGGTGACATCGTGCTAACCTTGAAGAAACATAAGGTTGGCAGTGAAGCAGGACTACTCTCCCCACGGTTTTGGAAACGTTTCTAAATACCTGGGGAGGATTTTTTATATGGTAGCACTAGCCTGGTCTCAGTTTGAAAAAAGACTGAACAATAATCTAAGAGTCTTCTGGCACCAATCGACTCGTAACATTCCATTTGAATTAGCGAAGGAAGTATTAGATTGGACAGGTGACACTAAGTTGACTGAGGGTATTCGCCTAGAGGGTATCAGATATATCTGTACCGAAACAAACAAAAGGGGCAAAGAAGAAATTTGCCATAGAGATTTTCTGTGTAAAAATTACTCCACAGGTCAGAAGTTTGCTAATGCGGTGATTCACCGTTTACCTCTCATCTCAAATGAAGCCGAAATGGGTAGGAGATTGAAATTGATTCTGGGTGATGAGAAGAGTGATGTATCTTTTGGTGTTCTCCACAAGTCGGAGGAATTTGGTGGCGGTGGGACAAGTTTAAAACTTGGTCAGTTAAATTGGCAGCATCTCGGTCATTATTCAACAGTATGCACTCCTAAGTTTGAATTACTCAATCCAGGAAAACAAATTGAACTTTATTGGTTGAATGATTTTAACCGAATCATATCCGAGCAGAGAAAGAAGTTGCAACTTCAGGGTCTTGATATGTGTATTGATATTAAAATTGGTGGTAGGATAATTAAAAACGTTATTGGCGCTATGGGAGCACCTGGAGCAAACCGAGATCCTAAAGCTGATATTGTTTTTGTAACTTGTGAAGACGGATGCCTTTCGTATACTGGATATGCATCTTTGAAAGATGGTAGTAAGGTGTCTGATTTCCAGCAATGGGGTGGAATATCTGATATTAGTGACGATGAAGAAGTTAAACAATTTGCTGCGGATTTGTTGGCAAAATATCCTAATGGCATTGCTGCCGCAGGAGGCAAAATCAATATCGGTAGGAGCATAAAGAATAAGGATATAATGATCAAGGCGATCTATGGTAAAAATTACAGAACGAACAATTACAATTCTGAATCTGTAGAGTTTGTCATTCAAGGATTCCCTAGTAAGTTGAAAGGTAGTGGACCCTATGAAGTGGACTTTGGATCTACCCATGTATATACAGATTCAACCCAGCATCGAAACCATTTACTAACTAGTAAGACTCAACCCGTCTTCATGGCAAGAGCGGACAATAATAGAAATGATCTTGGCATTCCTGGAACTAGAGTTTTTATTTACTCTGTTGGTGGTCGTAGTAAGTGGACATGGTTAGATGCCGAGGACCAGAAAAAGTTTGGGGGTGAGTTGGCATAATGGCTAATGTAGTTAAGCTCAAGCACCTAGAGCACTTAGAAGATGAAATGCTTAACTATGGCACAGAAGGATGCCATGCTGCAGTTCGCTTCATGCAAGAACTTCTTAAGATGCTTGGTGAGAAAAAAGGTTCTGGTTATTTGCAAACTAAGTGGGACGGGGCTCCTTCGGTTGTTTGTGGGTATGATCCTGAGTTTAAATCTTTTTTCGTTGCTAACAAATCTGCTTTCAATGTAGGCGTTCCCAAACTCGCTTACAATAGAGAAGAAGTTGAATATCATTATGGGTCGGAGGGTCTTGCAGAGACACTGAAGATATGTTTAAAATATTTTTCTCAAATGAACATCAAAGGTGTTGTCCAGGGCGATGTTCTTTTTGTCGAAAATAAAATCAAAAATGAAATAATTGATGGTAAAAGATATACAACCTTTAGAATGAATACTCTTAGTTATGCTATTCCATATGAACATCCTTTAGCACAGAAAGCACGTTTGGCGAAGGTTGGGGTTGTGTTCCATACCCACTATGAGGGGAAGACTCTAGAAACGATGTCAGCTAGAGCGGGTGCTGATGTCCCAGAGAATAATGATCTTCCTGAAGTTTTGCAAATCTTCAATGACACTCCTCTTGCTGATACTGCAGTTTCGCAAACGATTTTAACTAAGTTTGCTAGAAACACTCAAGTGATTGATAGGATGTGTGTGATCTGTGGACCATTTTTAAATAACTTGGTGAGCAACATGTCTACCACAGGAACTAAAAAATTTCATGTTGCGTCATACCTCAAACAGTTTTTTAATGATGAGGTAAAAAAACGAAGAAGCATCTCAACACCACAGGAAACATACAAAGCACTGGGGGAATTTTATTATAAAAAGATGACCGAGGTCATTGATAAGTTAAAATCTCCTAAAGCTAAGGCTGAGAAAAGAGCACTTATGTATGCGGGTCTTAAGTATCTGGAAACCATGGAGACCCAATTCAATGCGATGCTTGCCCTATATAAAAAGATACAAGAGAACAAACAACTTGTTCTTGATGAACTCGATCGCGTAGAAAACCTTGGTGCAGTTAAGTATTTTGTTAAGACTAAGAATGGATATGAAGTAACTAATCCAGAAGGATATGTTCTTCATCTTGATGGTGACATGATCAAGTTGGTAAATCGTTTGGAGTTCTCATATAACAATTTCGTAGTAGAGAAGGACTGGAAGTAAATGGAAATCGTAGATTACAAACCAGTATACTTTACTTTTGGTAGGTTCCAACCATGCACCTGGGGGCATGAAGAGAACTTTAGATCCCTGAAAACAATTGCTGATGGTAATGATTGGTTTATTATTCCATCTCCTAGTGTTGGCGATGCAGAAAATCCTCTGCCCGCAGAAGTACGAATTAAGTACATGAAGAAAGCTCTTCCCTGGGCAAGCGATCATTTACTCCTACCGTCTTACGTAACTAGAGCTGGTGCGAATAATCCAGTCGTAGCATCTATTCAGAGTCTTCAAGACATGGGGTATGACAAGTGCTACATGGTAGTTGGTAGCGACAGAGTAAATGCTTTTTCGTGGACTAAGAGACGGAACGGAATAGACTATGCTTTCTATGATTATGACATCATAAGTTCTGGGAAGCGTGATGCCGATGGGGATACATTTCGTATCTCTGGTACAAAGATGCGTAGGGCAGCAGTGGCAGGGGACTATAAATCTTTTAAGGAAGGAATGCCGAAGCCTCTTAGTGAGTCCGACACCAAAAAATTAATGGCAGAGATTAAGTCAAGAATGCCTGCGGATTATAAATAAAACATGGTATCATTTGATATTGATGGGTAGTTTTAGCGAATTCAATAAGCGAGCACAGGTGGCAAAAGAAAACGTCACTCGTGATCAGTTCTATCGTAATGAGATTTATAAGAAAGGCGAGTGGGTCCTCACCGAAAATGGACAGGTAGGAAAGATTCTTCGTCGTGGTCCTAATTATGTTCTCTGCTTAACTGCTGAGGAAACTACTTTTAGAGCATGGGTAAAAGATATTAAAGAAGTATTTGAAATCGGTACTGACGCTTATCGTGAGTATCTTCAATCTCTTACTCCTGGAGAAAAGGTACAACCTTTTTCCAAGACCAAAGTAAAACAAGTCATTCCCCCTGACCCCAAAAAAGATAAGATGGAAAACAACGAGTACGTAGCAGCAGTGGCAAACGCCCTGTCTAAAAAATCGACTGGACTTTTATCCGCTAACACAAGAAGCGTTGATGAATCCTGGCGCTATGATAGATCTGCTAAGATGGCGAACAAAGATCCTAAGGGTCTTGGTGCCGACGGAGTTGGCGGTGGTGATGCACCTGGCATGAAGATGGCAGAACCAGTTGGTACAGAAGGTAAGCCTAAGGTCAAAAAACCTCAGCACTCCTGCGCTATTAAGGTTGAGCACTCCGAGTGGGGCGAGGGCAACTGCATGAAGGAGATGCATACTCTTGATGAGCAAGGTAATGTATCTCACTATGATGTAATGTTTGAGCATGGTCTTGAGCAAAACGTTCCTGTACAGACACTCAACATTCTCGTGAGTGAGGGTCATGCCCATGAAGCAAACGAATATAAAAATGCTCAGGTCCTTGAAGCAAAGAAAGCAAAGAAACTTGATCCCGTTGGTAAAGAAGACGGTGACGTAGACAACGATGGTGATAAGGATGCTTCTGATTCCTATCTGATGAACCGCCGCCGTGCAGTTTCCAAGGCGATGGGAAAAAAGATGAAGGAAGAGGTTGAGGAGATCGATGAAAAAAAGGGATTATACGCCAATATCCATGCTAAGAGAGAGCGT